AGGGTAAAGAGTTAGACCACTTCAAATGTGACAACCCCGCATGCCGAAACCCAAATCATCTAAAGCCGGTAACACATAAGCAAAATTTGTACAGAAGTGAAAAATGGCGTAAGAATTTTCCTGGTAGTGGAAACACACGAAAGTATCTATTTTCAAAGCGTGATGTAGAACGAATGAGAAAACTGCACGATGAAGGTTTATCTCAACAAGACATTGCCAACATGTATGGATGTCATCAACCAAGAATTTCGAAAATGTTGCGAGGTTTGATTAGATGAAATCGAATGAGGTTGGCGCTCTTGTAAGCAATCGAAGAACCGCGTTGTACGAGCCATATCCCGACACCTTGCAGTACTACTTTATGTTCCACCCGCCTGGTTACATGTTTATGCCTCACTACCGGAGAGGCGGCTGGGATGGATACATCCGACTCTTGAAACGAGGAACAGTTCCTACCGGAGTGTTCTACGCGTTGCGAGATCAGATCGAAAAAGAACTGGGAATTGAGTTCGATGTTGTACGCAGTTTCAAAAAGATCAAACTGCTGGATGACGGAATAAAATCCGATCGCCCTTATCAGAATGACTGCGTTGAGGCGATGGTCAGAGCATCCCACAAATATGGTGGCGGGATAGTTCTGAATGCAACGGGGTCTGGTAAGACGTTCATTGCGGCAATGTACTTTTCTAGGCTGGTTGGTAACGCATGCTTTCTGGTGGACGAACTGACACTGCTAGAGCAAGCCAGAAAAGAAATCTCGAAAGGGCTGGGAGAAGAAGTTGGAATGATCGGTGACTCTGTGTTCGATCCGCAGCGTATTACGGTCGCTACCAGCCAGACCCTTGACCTTCATTGCAAGAGCAAACAGTACAGAAGCTGGGTCAGCAGTCTGCAAGTGATAGTGATCGATGAAATCCATCAAGCCATGAGCCGCAGAAATTTCAAGGTGGTAGAAGCTATTGAACCCCCTGTGGTCTTTGGCTTGACTGCAACTCTTCAGATGAAGCAAGAACCTGTCCGCTTGAGAGCCTGGGCCCTAGCCGGTCCAACTATTTACGAGTACCCTCTGTCTCAAGGACAGGAAGAAGGGTACCTAGCTCCGTCTGTAGCAATCCAGATTACCTACACCGGGTATAAGGGGGAGAGTGAAGGATCGTTTTCAGACTACCATGAAGAGTATCTCCACTTCATTGTTGAAGACCCGGAAAGAAATAATCTGATCGCTGAGATGGTGAAAGAAGGACGACGGAGAGGAAAATATGTTACCGTTCTGGTTGAAAGAATCCGTCATCTCAAACACTTGTCAGAGGCACTGGATGGAATTCCTCATCGCGTGGTCTCTGGTCAGAAACGAGTTGACAAAAGACTGTCTTCGATTTCTTCATTCGAGAAGGGGAAGGTCAGAGTTGTTCTGGCAAATAAAGTGTTCAAAAAGGGAATCAATCTGAAGAGGCTGGACTGTATCATTGACGGTGCTGCGATGAAGAACAAAAATGATGCCCAGCAGAAACATGGAAGAGGTGTAAGGCAATGTAACGGAAAAGCTGGTTTGCTCTACTTTGACATAGGGGATTTTGGTAACAGATTTGAGAAAGCAGCAACCAGAAGACGACGGGCCTTAAAGGCTCTGGGAATACCATTTCAGAGGATTGAGTACACAGATTCTGAGGGGGAAGTTGGTAAAATCTATGATCGCGCGGAAAAAGTTCTGGCTAGACGAATTTCGGCTCTAAACCAGGGTACGCAGAAGAAGCTTTTTGAGTGAGAAAAGGTAGAAACCTTAGGGATGAGGACGGTTTTTCAAGGTGTTGGCCTCGTATTCGTTGGCACAATGCCTCAGTAACCAGGATTCAGGTAGAAAGGCTAGGAAAAAGTTTGAGAGTGAGGAAGAAGAATTTTTTGAGGCTATATGTCACATGTCGATGTCGACTAATGGCTACTATTCTATCTTCTTACTCTAGCAGGCTTCGCCTGACAAATGCTACGCATTTGTTCTATTCCATACTTCTTAAACCCATATCCATAGTCCTCGTCACTATGGACTATGGAGTGCTAGTCAGTTTTTTAGGGACGTGTTGGAGGTAACGGATGATTTGGGTGGTGATCGCGCATGCGGTTATTTTCGGTGGTGCGGGAATTGGGTGGGCTGGCTACGGTGTTTACCGTCGAATAGATCGTTGGGTGGTTGAAGGGTTGTTGCTGACAGCTTTGGTTGCGGGAAACACGTTGGCGGCTTTGATGTTGTTAAGGAGGATGTGATGAATAGTTACGTGGAGTGGATGAGTGGATGTTTGCCGAGGGGTTGGGCTGTGGTTTGTTGCACAGGTTTGCTCACGTACATTCTTTGGTTGCTGACAGAACTGTACGTGTTGAAGTGTTTCGTCGAAAAACTATACTGCGTTCCATTCTGGGATGACATGCCGCTGTGGGAACGGTACAAGATGTACAAGAAAACGGGTTCGGTAACGGCATGACCAACGAAGACGTTCTCTCGAAACAAGAACTTGTTCGAAAAGAACTCAGAGCAGCCCGTGTTAAAGCCCATCGAGTTCGAGTTGTAACGAAACGCGTGATGAAAGATTTGTTCGGTGTTGAGAACTTGTGGCTGACCCCAGCCCAACAGCAACGGATGTACGCGTGGTGGGTTTGGTCGGAGAGGCACCAGGTCTCGATTCGATACATCATCAAGGTCGTGGTGGGCTGGGCTCGAAAGAAAACAGCCAAGCGCAAAAAGCCACAGCAATTCGGAATGCGGTTGCTGGCGCTCACCGGCAAGAGTGCAGAAAATATTTTACTTTCACAGATGCTTGAAGATTTTCCCAACGGTGAACATCGCGACGAGTGGCGGTGGGAAAAACGTGAGCGGCTGATAGGGCTCGATCTACCTAGGGGAAAAGTTAGGCCATTGCTCAATCCCTTTTCTTTGGATCGAATCCTATACAATTATGGTAAGGGGATAGATCGGCGGGCAAAGAAACTCGACCGAGCAGTTTCATCGCAGAAACGAACTCGAAGAAAGTGGAGGACAAGCCCTTGGTAGATAACTATTTGCACGTGGCCGTTGTTCTCGGCATGACTGCTTTCGCAATTCTGATGTTCATTTCGATCGGTGTTTCGCTGATTCGGTACACGATCGACAGGTGGCTGGATGCAACTCGCATTGCAGCACTCAAAGACAGGATCGCAGCGTCGTCTAATTCAGAGAAAGAATACCTAGATGCAATTGGAGACCTATGAGCGTTGATGTTCACGATTGGCGACGCATTCTCAAATCGCACCCCTCGTTGCTCGAACAAATTTCTGGCGGCGGTTTGCGATTGACACTTGAGGGCAGGTTGTTTGTGCTGGTACTGTTGCAGCACGAGGACTACATCAATCAGGCAAAGTTCAAAGCGATAGTTGACAGCGAGACCGATGGGCAGAGCATCTACATCAAAACTGCCAAGATGGTTGCTGACGCAGCAACAGAATGGATTGCAAGACACGGTGAGGATCTTGAAAAGCGAGCGGAAGAGACGTATGAAGGCACGGACTTAAATACGCGGGCGGTTGGGATGTTGATGTGGGTGTTGACTGCATCACAGCAAAATTTCGCTGCTTCGCTGATCTCAGGTCGGTAAATGAGTGGTTATTGGCGAGATGAAGATTTTCAGCTACACCTAGTTGCGTTTCTCTGCAAAGACCGCAACTTTCTACGTGACACCGCTCATCTGCTAGAACCAGATGACTTCAAGCCCAAGCCAGGTGAGCCTTCTGAGATTTGGCTGGTGGCGTCGAAGGCGTTGGAGTTCTATGAGAAATATCGACAGCCAATTAGTGGCATGCTGCGGACGGAGGTTCTCGATCATTGCCGAAAGACACATGCCAGTGACAAAGCTAAAAACCGACTCATGCTTTTGGTCGATGAAATCAAATCGAACCACAAAATGGTCGCCGTTGATGCACTGGCAGAAAAAGTAATCGACTATAAGAAAGACAGACTGCGGCGTTCGACAATTCAGGAGATTCTGGAACTACAGGAGCGGGGACGACTGACAGATGAGAAGTGGACCGAACTGTGCTATGGGGCGATTAAAGAGTTTGGGCAGTTGGATTACAAGACCTCAAACTTCTTCGAAGAGTTAGACGACAGAACGATTCGCAGAATAAAAACTGACAACTCAAAGCAACGGCCCTACTTTCTCATCGATCCGCTTGATGACATTATTCGTGGACCAGGCCGCGGCCACCTGGCAATCTGGATGGCGTATTTGGGAATGGGAAAGTCGATGGCGTTGGTTTGGATGGCGCTTGCTTATGTGTTGCAGGGGTTTAACGTTTTGTACATCACACTAGAAGATCCGCGAGAAGAGGTGGAAGATAGATTCGATGCTGCGATAACGCATCTACCTTCGCGACGATTGTCAATGTTGCCCCGGAAAATAAAACGACGGTTCAAGCTGTTCATGCGGTTGGTGCACTCGCGCATGAAAATTGTTGACGGTACGGAAGGTGGGATGACCGTTCCCCACATGGAAGACATTTGGGAGCGGGAAAGAAATCGTGGCTTCACAGCAGACGCCGTGATTGTTGACTATGACGATGAAATCGTCGCGACCAAGAAGCAGACCGAACGCAGATTCGAACTCGCTGACATCTATCGCGACCTCAGAAAGTTTGCCGCTCGCAGACAGATTTTTCTTTGGACGGCTGCGCAGACAACGCGCAAGACGGAGAAAATGCGTGTTATCAGTTCCGGACAAACTGCTGAGGACATTTCTAAAGCACGCAAGGTCAGATTGGCAATTGGAATCGGTCAAGGCGATTGGGGCGAGCACTCGCGTTACCTTTACATTGCGAAAAACAACTTTGGTCGGCAGTTCATCGGGCGCAACATTATCGGTAATTTCAGTCACGGTTTGTTGTACGATCGGGAAGCAACTATAGAAGCGCAAAGGGCGGACCATGAGCAAAAGAAAAAAGAACGAGTTGAAGGCGACGACTCCGAGTGATGTGTTTACAATTGCTGTTGACCATGCGAGCAGTAAAGACTACAGCATGTACTCTTTGGTTCGTACTATAGGACGACCAGGTGATTGGCAGTATCAACAGGTGCTGAGTCAGCGAAAACCTTTCAAAGAACTTTTCGCAATGCATGGTGGGGTTCGATGCTTGTGGCGAACAAACCACATGCAGGTTTGCGGCAAGGTGCGGAACACGCTGCGCAGCGCCCAAAGACATTTGGCAGAGCATGTGAGGAGATTACATGGTGAAGAAACAAGAACGACAAAATGATATGGTTGTGATATTGAGGGATGCGCCAGGGAATCGAATTGAGATTTGGCACAACAGCAACGAAGGGAAATTCATCGTTCTGCACAACTACATGGGTCGGGTTGAAGTGATCGATCTATCAACAGTTGAGTTCATTCACCTGCTGAAAAACGGTTTGGAACATTTCGGTTTGTCTAACGGAGTGGTCGAGAAGCTGGCAACGAAACTAGTTCAATGAACCTACTCGAATTGCTGGATGAACACGGAATCAAGTACCGAAGGTCTCAATTCGATGAGACCGAAATATTTATCTGTTGTTTGTTCTGTGAGAGCAAAGGACAGAATGCAGACACTCGATTCCGCTGTGGGCTGAATGTTGAGAACGACAAAGGCCATTGCTTTAACTGCGAATGGAAGACGCGAGCAGCGTTTTCCGAAGTAGCAGCGATCTTGGGCGTCACGGTGACTCAGCGTGACGTGCCAGTGCAGGGAGAGACGCCCTCTGAGGACTCCGACCAGTCGACGCCCCTGTCTCTCCCTGATGATTTTGTAACGTTTCAAAAGGCACCCTCAGGCATACTCTTTGACAGAGCGTTGCGGTATGTGAAGGAGAGAGGGGTGAAGGATTGGCAGATCGAAGAAAAGAAAATAGGCGTCTCATTCACAGGCAAGTACGCGTACCGAATTATTTTCCCGATCTATTTCAAGCACGAGTTGCAAGGATTTGTTGGCAGAGATTTTACCAAGCAACAGAAACTTCCGTACTTGAACATGCCGGGAAACAAATCCCTCTACAACGTTCCGCGTGGCCGACGTGCGAAGAAAGTAGTTCTCTGCGAAGGTATCTTTGATTGTCTAGCAATCGAGCAGACGGTTAGGCTTGCAGATTATGACGTGATGGCGGTGCTAGGGCGATCGTTGACCGAGTTGCAAGAGGAGCAGATTGCCGACTATCGTGATGTTATACTGTGGCCAGACGGGGACATTCCCGGAGTGAAAGGATTCATCGATGTTGCAAAACATCTGAACCAGAAGCATAGGGTGTTCGTGGTACCACCCTCAAGCTATGGAAAAGATGCCGCAGAGATGAAACGTGTGCATAGAGATTTCATCTGGACAACGAGATGCAGGTTTGATTCGAATGTGGAACTGAGACTAAGAGCAGAGGTGGCGTTCAATGCAGACTGAATTGAAGTGTTTGTTGGAGTATAGATGTGATGGTGTGCACGCTATCGAAGGTCCAGGGACATGCACGGAAGTGAAGTTTATGTACAACGACAAGCCTGAATGGCCACCCCGGTTTTCAAATCATCGGCACATTCGAATGGCGTTGCACGTTGGGAACTACTTCTGTGGAGTGTTCCAACCATTTCAAATTTGGGTGCGTCAGGTAGATGTTGATGCTGAACTGCAAGCGGCTCACGACGAGTATAGAGTGCGCTATGAGAAAGCGGAGATGGGGGACGATGACAAAGCAACTAGTACTGATTGACGGAAAGAACTACGCCTACAGGATGCATTTCGTGCATCGGTTTCTGTCAAGCAAGGGTCGATGCACCTCATTTCTGTTTGGTGGGTTGAACTCACTGGTTGCTCTGGCGCGACAATTGCCTGAAACCGCGTTTGTGTTTGTGTGGGACGGCGCAGGTGAAACGTGGCGCCACAGATTCAGTGGAGGAGAATACAAAGCCCATAGAACAAATCACGGCGGCGACCCGAAAGAGGACGTTGCTGATCTTTTCCCCCAGTTGCCAATCTACCAGCAGATGTGGAAGCGGGCAGGCTTTCGATCGTTCGAGATACCAGGACTCGAGTGCGACGATCTAATCGGCATGCTGGCGACGAAGGCGGTGAAGGCAGAGTTCTTTGAAAAAGTAATCGTTCACTCAACCGATCAAGACTTCTACCAGCTAGCGACAGACAAAATCGGAATCATGCGGGGCAAGAAACAGGGAGAAGCTAACAACCGAATTATGTTCGCTGGGCAAGTGGCAGAAGAAATCGAGCTACATCCAAAAGATTGGGTCAAGGTGCGTGCGCTGATTGGTGACCCAACAGACAACATCCCGCATCCGCTCGATGGCGTTGGGCCAAAGAAAGCGGCAAAGATGATTCAGGAAGGGTTGGACCCTTCGAAAGAATGGGAGAAGCAAGACTACCGAATCAAGTTTAACTTCTCGCCGGTCAAATCACGATGGCCGATTATCCGATCGAACTATGTTCTCTCGCACATCTTGCGGAACGCTGAGAGTGAACATCTCGACGATCTCACGAAACAAAAGGTCGAGGTTTTGTTGGATGGTTTATCGCGCAAGCAGTTTCTGCGAGAGAAAAGCAAACTGACGGACGATGGCTTTGAGGAGTTTACAAATTTCTGTTTCGAATATGATCTCGCCGACATATTCGCCAGCAGGGTTAGCATTTGGAAGCTACCCTGAGGATTTCTCAAAGTGCCTCTTGCGCCCCGACTGCTTTCGATTATAATTCGCCCATCGGTCGAAGCTGATTCTGTAGTGAAGCAAGCGAGGTTGCTTCGCCTGAAAACGTGTTGAACTACATTTTGGAGGCTCATGGTGAAACGTCCCGTAGTCGTAAACTATACCCGTCTAGTTACGCAAATGGCTCTGGCAACGTGGCGAAAGTTACCACCGCAGCCACGACGTTGGATGGATCCCGCTGATTTGATTCAGGAAGGAATGTTGTTTGTAAAGCAGCAGGTCACTAAATGGCGTCCGCATCGTGCAACGTTTATGACGTTCATCCACATAAGCCTGGAGCAGTTTTACCAACGCATCTTAGCAGCGCACTACACGCAGAAGCGTAGCAAATGTGATCTTGTCTCCGTTGACTCTGTTCTCTTCCGACTCTCTTCTGTAGATCCGATCGAAAAAGAAATCCACGCAGTTGAATCCCTCCGCAAGATCATCAAAGTGGCATCGCCTCCGCTTAGGCGCTCGATCAGGACGTGGATGTTCACCAAAAAGCACGCTCACTTTCGCGGTGAAAAATTCTACGACGTGAGAGATGAGATGCAGGTGTTGTGCCAGTACTATGGCTTCACCCGAGAGGACATGGAGTTCTTGTTGCTGCATGAAACATGGCGGCAGCAGGTAGCCATTGACCTGAATCTCTAGCTGTTGCTACTTTCTTCCATCCGAAATCTATACAATATGTAAGAGATGCGATTCGCCGCGAAGATAGGGATGCTCGAGTGCATCCTATGTGAGAAGCACTTCAACACACAGGATGTAACAGAGTTAAAGTTTTTTCCATCAACGGGTATCTGCTTCGATTGCTACAAAGCTGGCGTTGATGCCCCGTACCAGAAATGGTGCTTCGGGAAAACTAACATCTATGGACCAGGTGGTCGCATTCTGAATCACGGCTACGACCCAGATGTGCGAGAATGTAGAAAAGAATGTCCAGACAGAAAACTCTGCCCGTTGTTTGTTACCGGGCAGATCAATGATTGGAAGGCGGGAGAGATGGTTCGATTTCGAGACGTCCCAGTGAGTGAAGTTGAACGGAAGAAAAAGCAGAAACAGTACACGGGCCCGAAGTTGCCGTTTCGGCAAACCGGTGCAATGACCACGCAAGCGTTTCTAATGTGCATGAAAGGCGTGATGGTGGATGATCTGGTAAAGTGGGTGAAGTTGCAAGGCGGCAGTTCTCAACGCGTGCTTCGAATTATGCGTGGCGGAGTGTTCAACGGCAAGCGTTGGAAAGTGAATGAGGCTAACGGTTATTTGAAAATCTTTTACGAGGGTCAAGATGCATGACGCTGGTCGAATATCTGAAACTCCGCAGGCAGGTTGAGCAAGCCGATCCGAAACTGATCGAGCAGGCGCAAGCTTTAGCGAAGACCATTACGGGTGTGACAACAGATCAAAAGTGGGAAGCACTGATTGAGAAAGCAGAACATGACGAACGAAAACGAATCGAAAGTGAATCGGAAAGTGGGGCTCAAGCGTGAGGAGTTCCCCATTTTCTATTTATCCGGACGTTTCGGAACCGATGACAAAATCGAAGCAGAGTGGGTACGAAGAACTGGATGCAAATATCGTTGCTACAGTTACGTATATGTTGCCCCTGGGGCCTTCTATCACAGGCCAAGGATGGAGAGTGCCTACCGGGCATCGGTCGAACATAAGTGTAGAATCGCGATGGACTCGGGAGCGTTCTCGTTCCATAAGTTTGTTTCTGGTGGTGTAGGCGCAACGTCTGGGCGCATGATGGCGAAAGCAAACGCCATGCGCAAGCTAGAAAATGTCGAAGCCTTCCGCCAGAAGACCATCGAAGATTATGTGGAGTTCATCAAGCAAGAGCGAAAGAACTGGGACTTCTATTTCACATTCGATTACGTCAAGCACGCTCCAACCGTCTATAAGATTACCAGCGAGTTGATGAAGCAAGGCGTGATGCCTACTCCTGTGTTTCACGGAGATGAGGGGCTTGATTGGCTCAAGCGGTACATCGATGATGGTCACAAGCTGATCGGTATCGGTTCTGCGGACAAAGCAAGACGGACGTGGAAAGAGAAACGATACTATTTCGATCAGGTCTTTAACATGACCGAGAAGCACGGCGTTATTTGTCATGGGCTGGCGATCACCAGCCTTTCGCTGACATTCAGCTATCCCTGGTACAGTGTCGATTCAAGCACCTGGGCGCGAATCTCCGGCTTTGGGCACATCATCATGGTCGATCCCTTTACTCGGACAGCCGGACAGGTGCATGTTAGCACGCGAGAGAGTAAAGGGAATCTGAAGTCGTTCAATCGCATGCCAAAGCATGTGCAGAAAGAAATCCGTCGCCAGGTCGAGTCTCATGGATTCGATTTTGACAAGGTGCGACGAAGTCTCGATGAGCGGTCAACATACAACGGGTGGATGTTCGCGAACCTAGCGAAACTCGACCTGAGAAAAGGCGAAGACAAGATAACATGGGAGAGACTCCTGTAGTTCTTTGGCAACAGCAGATGTTTGACGCCGTTACAGCAATGTTGAGTGATCCTGGAATTGCTGCATCGATTTCATTAGATCATCGGCGAGACACACCTTCTCGTGTGGTGAAAGCGTTTGAAGAGTATTTCTCAGGCGTGAATCAGAACCCGGGTAATGTTCTGTCTAAGGGCTTCGAAGAGGGTGAATATGACGAGATGGTGTTTGTGAAGAACATCTCGTTTGTAAGTTTCTGCGCACATCATCTGGCACCGTTCATCGGCAAGATACATTTTGCCTATTTGCCAAAAGGTAAGATCGTTGGGCTGTCGAAAATTCCCCGCATGATTGAAATCCTCACTCACCGTCCCCAGGTGCAAGAGAAATTGTCCAGAGAAATCTGCGACGTGTTTCAAAACTATGTTGACCCGCTGGGCTGCGGCGTTGTCATTGAGGCGTTGCATCTGTGTATGACGATTCGTGGTGCAAGAAAAGATGGTGCGATCACACGCACTACATGTTTGCGTGGGGAGTTCAAGAAAGACAAAGTGAAGTCTGAATTTCTGGATGGAATCAGAGGAGAGAAGGGGTGGCTATGACAATTGTGATTTGTGTGTATGCAAGAACGAGGTTTGTGGCGTTTCATCAGTGGAAGGATGCACCAGAAGACGCAAAGTACCTGCAGTCGTCACATCGGCATGAATTTCATGTTGAAGCGGCCGTGCTTGTAACTAAGAGTGATCGAGAAGTTGAGTTCCATCACTTGAAACGTGATCTTGATTTGGCAATCAAGGAAGAGTATCGATCAAACAGCGTTGACAAACCAATCGAAGCATCGTGTGAACGAATTGCGATGACTATTGCCACGATGTTGCGAGAAAATGACTACGATGTGAAATATGTAGATGTGTCAGAAGACGGTGAGTGTGGAGGGCGTGTTGAGTACAACTGAATGGACAGTAGACCCGGAAAAGTTGATTGACGTTTTTGGTGTTCTCGATCTGGTACCGGCACGACCTGGCATCCCGACCTCGGTCTTCATTCAGTTGTCGGAGAAAAAAGGCCGTGCTGATTTGATGCTGTCGTCTGATGTTACGGGCGTAGTCAGTATTAAAGGGGAAGGGTCGATTGGTGCCAGCAAACCTGTCTACCTTGATCGTCGCTTGCTCTTTCCGTTCATCCTCACGGCGCAGAACTATAGATCCGATCGGCCGTTTGTATTCTCGAAGGTAGGCAAACAGATCAAGGTGACGCAGGGACGGCGGAAGGCAACATTTGATCTCTTACCCAGTAACGCTGGGTATGGAATCCCGAATGATGGAAAAGGGTCAGTGCTGCCGATGGAGAAAAAAGTCTCTTCATTGGTTACCATTGCTTGCGCCTGCGCGACGTCAGACCCAACTGTCCCAGAATTGAACTGTGTATACATCAAGCGGACGAAAAAGGGGATTGCACTGTATGCGTCAAATCAGTTGGTCGTGTTTCGAGCCCATCACACGGTGAAGGGAACATTCCCTAAGACTTTGCCGTTCCCGCTGTTTCTAGTTCCCGTGCTCACAAACGATCGAATCAAAGAGGTTCGGTTGCAGGAAAAAGACGTAACATTGGGATTCGATTGCGGAAGAATCTGGCAAGGGGTGTCGGCAAAGGCGTTGAAAGGGTTCCCGCTCGAAACGATGGATGGTTTGATTGATGATGGCAAGAAATGGACAGAGCAGTTTCGATTGTTAACGCACAAGCTTGGCGCTGTTACGGCTCGCTTTTCTGAATATCTGACCTCTATTCGACGGCAAGATTGGCTGTTGACAGTTGCCGCAGCAAAAGGAGATAAACAAGTTCTGCTAGAGGTGAAGATTCCCCAGGGCATTTTCAGAGAGTACGTGTCGATTGCAGAGCCTGCGAAAGAAGACATTCAAATTGGGTGGCCGCTGGAAATCCTGTTGCCAATCTTCGACTATCTTGCGAAGAACAAAGAAGCGGTGTTGTCTGTTCGCTTCGACAAGAAAACTCCGTACTACATTTCAGCTGGTGGTGTGTCTGTTGTGGTAACAAAGAAAAAGAAGTGAGAGGGGATGTCCCTAGGGCCAAGTAAAATCTAAAAAGAAAAGGAACATTGACGATGAAACGAATACTATATCGGGTATTTCTGATTCTGTTGATGGTTGCTGGGGTGCATTTGGCTGGCAAGATCACCAAAGCTATCGCGTGCGCAAGTTGCAACCAGAGGGTGGTGCGTTCTTGTGCATCGGGCCTTTGTGCATGGACAAACAGGCTCGGCTGTTTCAACCCCAAGCCTATTTGTTACGAAACTCAATGCGTCATTAACAACTTCCCCTATACGACGCAGACAGCTTCCATTTGTGCGGCGAACACTCCTAATTTGTGTTTCGCTACTGGTGGGGTCCCTGGGCTGGATTTGCAGTGCTTAGGTCCTAAGCCTATAGGCTGCTAAAGGAGAAAAGCCATGACCAGAATCACTAAAGCCATACTCATAGCGGGCTCTTTAGGAATGCTTATCAGCATCGGAGTTGCTCTGCGAAGTGTGCGGGCGCAGATAACTGAAACACTTCCATTTACGGCGGATGTAACGATTACGTCTGTTGCAGGTGCTGGACACGGATCGTTCATTCCCAGCATGCCCAACAACACCTTGCCGGTATCGGACGTACGTCATTTCGCTTACAACTCTTTGGGCGACATGGCGACTTCCTACAACATGCCAGGTAGCGGCAAGCCGGTGAGGACGATTTCTTATCACGATGGCCGCTGGGTGCTCATTGATATGCAATCGAAAGTCACGGTCCACCTGCAAACCAAGCATCGAGACAACACTTTCCAAAATCCTCCGACGCTTGGGCCGATGTGCACAGGCGGGACGCCGGACGGGCAAGTCAGCGGTTATGATGTGCTCTATACCGAATACCCAACGTTAGTGTCTGGTAGCACGGAGAAAATCACTAACAAGCTGTGGACTGCCCCTAAGCTGGGCTGCTTCACGTTAAAGACAGAGCAGATCGACATACACGAGGGGCAGTTGATGTACGACATTACTACCCTCGTTCACAATATCAAGGTTGGCGAGCCAGACGGGGCTTACTTTGAAACTGAATCTAGTGCCAACTACACCGAAGTTACTCACGAGCACTGGGTAGAACTTACCGCCGAAATATACGCAGCAATCACAGGTCAGTAAAACGGAGACGACCAGGTCTGGGCGGTGTCGCAGCATCGCCCTCTCCCCAAGGAGAAAGCCATGACCCCAACCGACAAGCCCCTGCGAGACGCCATTCGTCACGCTTTAACGCAGATGTCTCACGAGAGAAAGGGAGACTGCAATTCTTCCTGCTACGACACTTGCCCTAAATGCATTCTTGAAAGAGCTATCCGATGACCGACAAGCCATCGCAAAAGACGCAGCAATGGTTGGCGAGTATTACGCCACGTCCTGAGATTATCGCAGTCTCTGGCACTGTGTGGGGCGTTAGGCACAACGGAGCAATGGTCTGTGCTCCAACTATTGACGAAGCCGTGAACGCGTTGCAGGCCGCGCAGCAACCCGAGCCATCGCAAGGGACGCCCCCGCTACAAGTTGGCGACGAGGTGTATATCTATCGCGGAGTCATTGATAGTTTCGCTTGGGATGGGCAAGCGAATGTGCGTCTTCACAATACCCTACAATCATTCCCAGTTAAGGAATTGACCTTGGTAGCCGCGCAGCAACCCACGGCCAGCGAGCCGCCCGACTCGATACAGCAACTCCCACATCATCCTGACGACTGCCGCGACCCGAAGGGGCATTGCATCCTTGACAGCGCGAGTCAGCCGCGACGTAGGCCAGCGCCCAGCGAGCATGGTAGACCTACTGGTCACACAGAGGAGATAGTTCAATTAAATGATACGCAGTGGGAGTACGTGTGTTCCTGTGGCTGGCGCGGTGGACAATTGTTCGATCACTGGAAAGATGTTCGCAAGGCAGCGCAGCAACCCACGACCAGCGAGCAGGAGATGGGTGGGCTTAGGGAAGCAGCGGAATGGATGAAGGCACAAAGTCAGCGCACGGACATTGGCCCATCAAGGCGAGAAGCATTTGAGTTATCGTGGCGCAAGCTGGAGGCCGCACTAAATGAGTGACGAGTCGAAAAAATACACGCTTATTTCTGTGCTTGCTTGGTTAGTTCTGTTTGTTGTTGTCGCTGTTGCTGGATACACCAAGTGGCGAGAATACCATTTGAAAAAGATTACGCCGATACCGATGAGAGTTCCTATTCAAGATCGGGACGGCAACACAGTCGGCTACAGCTATGATTGTGGCCCTGGGTGGGTAGCTGTTCCAAGCTACGAGGTATACTGCGTTCTTGACCCCAACGCTAAGGGAAACAATTGAGTCCTCAGTACACTAATCTCCTCTGGCCTGAAGCCGCACCGATTACCCCAGGAAAAAAACCAGCACCTGCAATGCATCGTCGTGGGTGTGCGTTTTGTCCACGTAACGGTGCTGAAGGCATTCGCAAGATCAAAGGGCATGTGAGGGGCAAGCTACTATTTGCCTGGGCGCAGTCTCCCGGGCCGACTGAAAATGAAGTCGGGAAAGAACTGGTTGGGAAAGCAGGCAAATGGTTTTGGAAAGAAATGGCAGCGGTTGGGCTCACACGAGACGACTGTGACATTCAGAATATGGTTCGATGCTATCCAGCCGATGAGGTTCATGGGCGACTGGTTATGCGCGACCCAACGAAAGAAGAAATCTTCTGTTGTTCACTGTACACAGACCAGGCAATTGTCAAAAGCCGGGCTAAGGTACACATCGTTCTAGGACAGATTGCAGCAAAGCAGTTGTTTGGGAAAAGCTTCAAGCGGGATAGTATGGTGTTCTGGTCAGATAAGTTGAATGGTCGAGTGGTGGTGCTCGATCATCCATCCTACCTGATGCGGGCCTATGTACCAGAGCATCGGCGCAAGCAATTTCGGTACGGCTTGAAAGCAGTTGTGCGAATGCTGGCAGAGCCAGCTGGGCGGTTTGGTTTTCTCAGAGCAAAGAACTACGAAGGTGTTACAACTGTCAAACATGCCAGAGACATGAAACGACAGATCCTGGCCGCAGCGGCTAAAGGCGAACGGATTGCCGCAGATATTGAAGAGGGTTGGGTCAATGGTGAATGGAAGGCACTGTGCTATGGTTTCGCATTCAAGAAAAACCATGCCTGGACGGTAGCACTCGATCATCCGCTGGTCGATGTTAAGCAGAGAGTCAGACGAAAACTGAAGCGGATTGTTCGCTCGATTCTTTCGAACCCGAATGTTAAAAAGGTTTGTCATCATGGTTCGCACGATCAGCCCGAAAGCGAAAAACTTCTAGGCGGTCGATTCCGATCGTACGATTTTGACACGAACTATTCTGAATACTTCAAATGGCCCGGGCGCCGATCATACGCCTTAGCAGAGATTACCAAAGTCCGCTTCCCTGAGTTCTCTGGCTACAAAGAAGTCATAATGCCAGAGGCTGCACCAGAGGGATGGACATATCAGAAAGCATCGAAAGCTGGCAAGCTGAATTTTGCCAAGATACCGTGGAAGAAACTCGTTCTCTATAATGGTGCTGACTGCGATCTCACTAAGCGCATTGAGAAATCCACTCAAGATGTAGCGTTGCCACTCTTGAAGGTGTATCAGGACGCTGCCTTCACACTGGATTGGATGGAAAAGAATGGGCCGTACTTTGACTACAAGCAGTGTGAAGCGTTAGCTAAAATCTATCCGTTTCGAATCAAGAAAAAGGCCCAGCAGCTACAAGTTCTCGCCGGTGACCCCCACTTCAAGCCAGGCTCTCCGCAAGATGTTGCGCGCATTATCTATGATGTTCTCGATCTTGAACCTATCAATAAAGGAAATCGGAGTACAGCAAAGAACATTCTTGAGTTGCTGTCAACTCAGCACCCGCTGCCTAAGTTGCAGATCGAGTATCGGAAAGACGTAAAGCTTGACTCAACCTATCGCAAGGGATTCAAGAAGTGTGCAGACGAACACAAGGGCAGACTGTTTACCAAGTGGTGGCTGACGGGCACAAAGACTGGGCGAATTTCATCAGGTGGCAGCAAAGACGGGGAAGAGATAACCACAGTTAATCTCCAGAACATACACGGCGACCCGCAAGTGCAGAACATGCTGGTCTCTGATCGTCAATGGCGTGACATCTACAACAAGTGGAAAGAGGATGGGGAGTACGATCCGAAATGGTATCGAGAGTTCTGGGATAGGCAGATTTATCTAGCGTTGGACTATTCACAGAACGAACTGCGGTTCTTTGCGCAGTCGTCTGGTGATGAGGCTTTGATTGAACAGTTCAATCAGGATGAGGATATTCACTGTCTGGTTGGTAACGAGATCACGGGTTGGTCGGTTGAGGTCATTGCCAAAGACAAGCAGAAACGAAAGCTGATTAAAAACTTTCATTTCGGTCTGCTCTATGGTTTGACAGAAGACGGCATGCTCAACTACCTCAAGGTGAATGGCATCAAGTCATCGAAGAGTGAAGTGCATGACATGATGACGCGTTACTTCAAGAAGTACAAGCGGGTGAAAGAGTTCATTCGGGCGAAGCATGAGGAGGCGCGTAGGTTTGGGTATGTGACAAATATTCTTGGCTTCAAGTGCCCGATTCATGTGCCTGAGGATGAAGATGAAAGAACCGGTGGCGCATTCTGGGCGAATCAGGCCGTGAACACGCCGATTCAGGGTGGTGCACATCAACTGTTGCTAATGGCGCTTGCATCGTTGAAGCGGAAACGAAAAACCTATGCACTGATTCGAACGCCGAATATGGAAATCCACGATTCAATCGTATGCAGTGTGGCTTTGCGTGATCTTCGCGAAGCAACCAAGCAAGCTGTTTATTTGCTAGAGCAAGAGGTGCTGAATGTTCTGCGCAACGACTTTGGGTTGAAGTGGAAGATTCCGTTGAAGGCTGAACCAAAGGTCGGATTCCGATTCGGCGTGACGGTTGACTATACACCAGAAAGCAAGATCGGGCCAACGCTGGTTGAATGGTGCAAGGCTAATAAGAAATCGAACATTGCTTTGCAGAAAGAGTTGCAAGCAGCAGAGAAATTGGCGGCATAAGAATTTTAGGTGCACGACCTATAAAATGTATGTATGCGACAAAGGTATGCGCAAGCAAGGCTTTCGTACCCGATGTGTGATTGTGCAGACTGCACCCCGAATTATCTCGGCTCGGTGCTCACCATCGACTACACCAAAATGAACTCGTGGGAAATTGTGTGTAACGGTTGTAGTAAGGAAATGGGTCGCGTGCTATGTGTTTGGGCTGTAGGCAACGGTAGTGAAGGATTAGTGCCACTCAAGATGTTGGACATAGATGAGGGTCCATACGATGAATCGAATGGAAGAACTGCTCTCGCAGCCAGTCAATCTAGATGACCTCATCGAGAAGCTAGATTTCTCAGAAGAGAACGTTATCCAGGCGAATCGAGAACAAGCAACTTTGTATTTGGAAGCGTCACGTTACCGAGTTAAGAAAATGCGTGGACGGATTCGTGCAGAATCAAAGTTTGAAGCAGCCAAGACTGAGGCTGCGATGATCTTGCGGCAGAAAAAACGGTCTGGGGAGAAAGGAAGTATAACTGAGGGATACATTAAAGATCGCGTTGCTACCAACCCACACGTCCATAGTGCGAAGCGAAAGTTTGAGGATGCTGTGGCCTACGAAGAAATGGCCAAGCTGTTACTTGAAACATACAGACAGCGTGGTCGTGCAATCCAGACGCTGGCGGAGATTCTAGGGGCCGAAGCCCATGCCCAGGCTCGCCAGGCGCGCAGGGATATTGAAGAGGCAGGGCTGGATCAATTGAGGCGTCAAGTGAAACGACGCTTTGAGGCAAGGAGAGAACGTGATGAGTAGTTTTTGGTTGGCGATGGCATATAACGCAATGTTTCTTATGGATGTGCTAATCATAACTGCACTATCGACAAGCGTGATTCGGGTTCTTTCAAACAGTTTTGTGGAGTCCATGACAGCCGCTGCTGTTGTTTGGTATAAAGAACGGTTGAACTTCATCGAGCAGTTGGGTGAGGCGAAAGTGGATGACGCAGAGGATGGACCGGAAGGTAAGAAGAACGTACATTAGAGGAGGACTGGTAATGAGTGATTGGCGTCAAGAAGCGGCTGACCGTTTGAAAGAAAAGACAAGCAAAGGCCGTTTCAAACTTGTAGAGGGTGACAACACGATCCGCATCTTACCGCGGGTCAAATCAAAGAAGACAACTCCGTATTTGGAGTATCTCGTTCACCGCGACGTTGGACCGAACAAACGGTTCCTTCGCTGCGGGCATGCTATTCATGGCGAAGGTGAGTGCTGGCTGTGCGACAAAGCAGCCAAGCTAGCCAAATCAGACAGCAAGACTAAACAGAAGATCGCTGCGGCATTGCAGCCCAAAGAACAGTTTGTAGTGCAAATTGCCGTTGTCCAACCAGACAGTGGCAAGATGCGTGGCCCGTATCTGTGGACAGTGTCTACAGGCGGCAAGAAAAGTTTGGCGATGCGTTTGCTAGGTGTGTTGAAAAACCCGAAGAAGGATTGCATTGACCCGAAGCGGGGATACAACTTGAATATCGAGCGAACCGGCACTCAGCTTGATACAACGTACACCACACCGATTGTAGACGAAGAACCGTCAAAAGTCCCGAGCAAAATCCTAGATCGTTGCAAGGGATTCAACGAACTTATCCCGCCCTACTCCGAAGAGCAACAGAAGGCTGCTTACTTTGGGCAAGATTCGCGGGATGGAGAGGACGAGGCGATGGCAACGAAGAAAAAGCGGCGTGAAGAAGAGGATGAGGAGGACGAGACACCGAAGAAGAAAAAGAAACACGGTCGCGACGAAGAGGACGAAGACGAGTCTGAGGACGAGGAAGAAGAGGAAGAGGACGACACCGAATCCGAAGACGAGGAAGACGAAGACGAGTCACCAAAGAAGAAAAAGAAAAAGAAGTCTGGTGACGAAGAGGACGAAGACGAAGAGGAAGAGTCTGAGGACGAGGAAGACGAAGACGAGTCGCCCAAGAAGAAAAAGAAAAAGAAGGGCGGCGATGAAGAGGACGAGGAAGAAGACGAAGAGGAAGAGGACGAGTCCGAAGAGGACGACACCGAAGAGGAAGACGAAGACGAGGCGCCGAAGAAGAAAAAGAAAAAGTCGGCGGACGAAGACGAAGAGGAAGAGGACGAAGAGGAGGAGCCTGAGGAAGAGGACGAAGAGGAGACACCCAAGAAGAAAAAGAAAAAGAAATCCTCTGAGGAAGACGAGGAAGAGGAAGAAGAACCTGAAGAAGAGGACGAGGAAGAGGAAGAGCGTCCGAAGAAAAAGAAAAAGAAGTAACACATAGGAGTTGTCGATGAAGAAGCCAAGCCCCAAGACCCAACGTGAAAAGGTAGAGCGTAGCGAAGCTGAGCGTGAGATGGCCCTGATCAACAAGAAAATGGGCTTTATGACACTCGAACTTCAGCCGCGCACCTGGTTAGATACTGGAAGCAAGATCCTCAACGCAGTCATGGGTTCAGAAGAAAAAGGCATCGCCTACGGGAAGATGATCGAAATTTCTGGACCAGAGTCTCATGGCAAGAGTCTGTTATCAGCACTGCTGACCGGACTCGCTGAAGCCGATGGGGCCGAATGTTGCTGGGTGGATCTCGAAAACAGTCTCGACCGGCGTTGGGTCAAGGGGCAAGGCATCTCCTGGGATAGACTCTATAGGGCTTATCCTAAGCTGGTGCAAGAGTCTAAGAAATCAAAGCCGCGTCTTCAGACGGCGGAAGAAATATGCACCGAGGTTGAGATGTGGATGGAACGCCGCCATTCGAAGGGCGTGAAGAAGATGTTTATAGTTGTTGATTCAGTGATTGCGTTTCTGGTTGAAGAGGAAAGTGAAGCAGGTAATCTCGATCAGAATATGCGGACGAAAATATCGTTGGCTGCGTTTCTCTCGCGATTGCTGAGGCGCTGGTGCGCGTTGTCCCAGGTCTACAACGCCACTATAATCTTTATTAATCAGTTGCGAATGAATCCCGGGCAACGGTTCGGCAATCCAGAACAAACCTCAGGTGGTAAGGCGTTGAAGTTTTACTGCTCGATCAGAGTAGCGGTTCGGCGTGTCAAAGGCGGGCGGTTGCTTCAGAAGGGCAAGATGGTTGGATTGCGCGGTATCATCACCAACAATAAAAATAAAGCAGGAGGTGGATCGGAAGAAGGCATGAAGGCAGGTTTCAAAGTGCGATTCCCGAGTGATTGGGGTTTCTTGAGTGCAGCTAAACTGAAAAAAGATGCAGCAGGGGGAGATGAAGATGGCGAAGAGTAATGACAAATTAAATGAGAACGACAAAGAGAACGCTTTGCACGATGCAAACAACGCTCACCGCGAGCAGAAGCTTGACCGCAATCTGTTGCCTGTTCTCGAAGACCTCGGCATAATGTCCAGACTCATCCGTGAAGTGGATATGGGTCGGTTGTCAATGCCTGATGCGCGAAAGCAGATAGCGGGATGGTTTAAGTCAATGGGGCCCGGTGATAGTGAAACCAAACTGGATATTCGCAACCGCATGCGGCGCCTGAAGCAGATCGTTGATGCCATGAATGAAGAAGTTCAAACGCAAGCGAGCCAACTGTGAGTATCAAACACCTTACCATCGTCATTCCAGTTGATGGCATAGATTTACTGCCACACGAGATCGAAGATTTTGTGAAGGCTGCGAAGAAAGCGTCGGTGATCAACATCGAAGTTGCTAGGCAACATAAGACTCACCCCTGTGAGACGATTTCTTACTCATTCAGTGCAGAAAACTTCAACGTCAAGGTAGGGATATGAGTCAGCAACTCTCACTGGCCTATCGTCCTAAATCGCTCGATTCAATGATCGGGCAGAAATCAGTGGTGAAGCGTGTCAGAGCACAAATCGAATCGGGGCGCATCCCGGCGGCGTGGCTCTTTATCGGCGAGTCAGGAGCAGGCAAGACAACGATCGCTAGAAATATTGCTTACGGACTTCAGTGTAAACATGTTAGTCCTTTCGGATCAGCTTGCGAAACTTGCCGCAACAACATTGCAAAGTTTGACATCGTTGAAATTAATACAGCAGAATTTTCAGGCGTTGAGGAAATTGAACAAATTCTAGCCGGATCAAACTACAGCCCGAAGCCGCCCAGCCGTAAGCGGGTGTACATTTTTGATGAGGCGCACAAACTCAGCAACGCAGCCCAGACCTTGATGCTGAAGTATCTCGAAGACAGCCCACCTTCAACTTGTTTCGTTATCACTACCACTGAGCCTGGTAAGCTTCTGCGAACTATTCGCAGGCGGTGTGTCAGCTATCCGCTGAACAATCTGACTGTCGAAGGCGTAGAGTTGCTGGTCAAGCGAGCGTTGAAGTTTGCAAAGTCTGATCGTGATGCCGAGCCCCTGGTTGAGCGGTTGATGGAAGCTGGTATCACTAGCCCAGGCTTTGTTGTTCTCGCTGTTGAGAAGTATGCGGCTGGTGAGAAGGCTGATCGCGCAGCGCAGGTAGGGATAGACTCATCACTGAATACACTCGATCTTTGCCGAAACATTGTGCAAGGGAACTGGTCGCGTGTGCAGCCAATCTTGATGAATGCTAACCCAGAAGACGCTAGAGCTATTCGGCAATCGTTGGCTGGTTATCTGAAAGGGATGCTGGTTCGCGAGACAAACCCAAAGCGTGCTGCGTTGATTGCAGATTCAATCACAATGCTGGTCAAGTTCATGTCGTTTGAAGAAGGAATGCAGTTGGCTGGCACTGTCGCAGCGGTGTACAATATTTGTAGGTTCTTCAAGGGATGAACATGAATCACTACTCGGCAAGAACATTCGATGGTTCGACTGTTATCAGTTGGGTACTGCGAATGGCGGGCCACTGGATGAAGGATAGTATCAATACTTCAGCGTTAGAGTACCATTGCAGGAAATTTCTCGATGGTGCAAGCCCAGCCGATCGCAGTTATGCGTTGAAGCGACTTGCAGAAGCGTTAAAGAAAATGAGACAGGCAGTAGATATTCTCGCAAGGATGTTTGCAATCAAACTTGAGGAGTCAGATGATGCTGAAACTACTGGTAACGGCCGACTGGCAAGCTGATTGGGAAAATCTTGATCTTTGCCGCAAAGCAGCCGAAGAAGTTCTATCACTTGTCAAAGAGCATGAACTTGACTACGTTATCTTCGCTGGCGATCTCAAACGCCACTACAATCCTGTCGATGTTCGCGTAACGCAATTCTGGACAGACTTTCTAGCTGAACTTGATCTAACTACAAAAGCATTTTTGCTTTTGGGTAATCACGATCGAGTTGGCATGTACTCAGAGGCTACCAATTGGTTGCCAATTCTGCACCGTGCTGGCGCTACACCGATCCATCAAGGTGCTCGTGTCTTTTCTCGCGATGGCACTAGTCTATGCTTTCTTCCGTTCTCATCGAGCCGCGAGAAGACTAAACGCTGGGCTAATGAACTCAGCAAGAACATGCCAACAAATAGGCAGAACGTTTTGTTCTTTCACAATGACATTCGCGGATGCAAGTACAATGTGCTCGGTGCTGCATCGACGGGGAAGTTGACATCGAATGATCTTCACGCCGACGAGTACGATTATTGTTTTGGTGGACATGTCCACTTGCGGCAAGATATTACTGGGAACAACTGTTGGTATGTAGGCTCGCCTTTTGCTACAGATTGGGGGGAGGCGAATCAAACAAAAGGATATACGCTACTGATTGGTAAAGAAATGAAGTTCATCCAGTCGAAGATACCAGGCTGGTATGATCCTTCATGGCCAAAGTTCCCGCACAAAAAGGAGAACTGGAATGGCTGCCGAATCCGACTCAAAGTACCTCTCGAAGTTGGCCAAAACTATCCCGCTGTTCTTGAGAAAACGAGGCATGATGCTGAACGCAAATATCCCGGCGCGATTGTCTTCACCATCCCCGATTTCAAAGAACAGAAATCAGACGTTATCGAAATCAGTAGCCATGACTCAGACAAGGATAAGATTACGGCGTATGTGGAAGAAACTTTGCCGGAGAGTCTACGCCGATCTCACGAGAATGGAATCATTAGATTCTTGGCGTACAAACTGAAGAAGGCGTCAGAAGGGTTAGGGCTGCGCAAGGCCAACAAAATAGAGTTCATCAAAGCAACAGCCCACAATTTTCTCAGCTACAAAGACCTTGAGATTTCATTTGAGGGTGAAGGGTTGAGACTGGTTACGTCCACGAACTTCGACTGGATGGGAAGGTCGAATGGTGGAGGTAAGAGTAACTTTCTACAGACTGTTCCTGTTGCACTGTTTGGTAAGACTTTCAAAGAGCAGAAACACAATGCTTGGGCTAACAGCAAGCGGAAAGGTAAAGCATGGGTGAGTCTAAAGTTCAACGATGGCCACAATCGAGTGGCCAAGGTAACACGAGTTCGGCGCCCGGGCAAACTTCGTTTCTGGGTGAATGGCAAAGAGCAGTCTTCTGGTATGCAGTCGACCAGCCACGCCGGAACGCAGGGCTTGGTGGAGAAGCATTCGGGATTCACGTGGCAGACCTTAGCCAATGCAGTTTATATCGATCAGGAGCAAGTGGCCACATTTCTGAACGGTACTGGCGCGGAACAAAAGAAAATTCTTGAACGCTTTCAGAACCTAGAGCGGTTTGTTGCAGCAATGGAGTTGGTGAAGACCGATCTGGGCCACTCTGAGGAAGCACTCGAAGCCGCGAAGCAGCAGGAGCAGGATGCAAATGTTCGAATCAAGACGATTGAAGACATAGTCAAGGGGCTTGAGAGTTCTGAACTTGATGAGACTCTTGTCAGAAGTTGCAAAGAGGCTTGGCTCGACTCGAAAAAGGCATTGCGTGAAGGGCACGAACTGGTACGAGAAAAAGGCGGTATGCTGTCTAGGAAAATAGCTCGTCTTGATAAAGAGACCGATCGAATCCAGACAAAGCGTGATAACGTTCACGTTCGAATGCTTCGGCAGAAGGCCCGCATTCAAGAAATCAACGCCACTATTGAACAGGGTCGTGAAACCGTAGGTGTTGTCGAATGCCCAATGTGTTTTTCTCAAGTTGATCCTGCCCACATTGCCAGACACATCAAGAAACTAGAACGTGAAAAGGTTGATGTGTTGACGCAGTTGCAACATGACAAACAAATCTACGAGGACCTGGCAGAGTTGTGGAAAGAGACACACGATCGAAGCGAACGCGCAACAGATCGACGTCTCTCGATGAACGACAACATCATCGAACTACAGCGTGATGTGATAGCTAACCTCAGCGCCTATCGTGGTGCAAAGAAACGGTGGAGTGAATACGAGTCACGCATGCGCCATTTTGAGAAGCGAATCAAGAAGGCTCAGAAGGATGTTGAGTTTTGGCGGAAGCAATCCTCTATATTAGATGAAGACCGACAGGTGATGGAGTATTGCGTGAAAGCATTCTCGCGCAACGGCATCCCGGCGTTCTTGAATGCGCAGATTTGTCCAGAGTTGAATAAGCAAGCGAAGTTCTACTCTGACGTGTTTACGGATAGTGAGATTCAGGTGCGGTTCTCAGTGGCTGAGGCAGAGTTTAATGTTGAGATCATCAACGCGCATGGCGGCAAAGGTATCGGTGATCAGTCGGCTGGCGAGAAAAAGATGGCGGCGATCATTGCTAGTTTTGCTCTACGCAGTATTGCTCCTGCGTGTAATCTACTGGTTCTGGATGAGCCTGGTGATGGTCTTGATGCTACCAACGCAAAGGCTTTTGCCTCTGGGCTGAAGCGACTGAAAGACGATTTGGGAACTGTATTTTTGACAACTCATAATCCAGTGATCTTGGCAGAGTTGTCTGGTGAGGATGTAATCAGAATCGAGAAGAGAGGCGGTATCAGTCGTGTCGTGGCCGAATGACAAGCCGTACGCTTTCTTGTATGTTCTTGCTATCCATACATTGGGTTGGATTGCGGGCTTCTTTACATGTTACATCATCACCAGAAAATAGCCTCAATCAGGCCTGATAGCTGGAATGTAGGGGCTCATCGAGAAACCGCCTCATATTCAGTGCCTTTACCGGCGACTTGCTAAGGAGAATCGATCATGGATGTATTTAATCGAATGCAGTGGCTGGGATTGGCATGCTTGGTATTTATTGTTGCGAGCATAGTTGCGTTTAGCACATACCTAATCAAAACCGATCACGAACTCAAGCAGACCAGAGTTGAATTGGCAAACGCTAAAAACGAACTAGCCCAGACAAAAAAGGACCTTGATATTGCGTTGCTGCATCAACAAGGTAAGCTTGAGTGGGCGCCGATGAAAGGCGCTGAGATTCAACCAGCGATGCCTCGTGAAGAGTTTGATCTGTTGCTTGAATGGATGGACTTGAGGCGGCAGTGCGATCACTTCGGTCCAGTACCGGGAAACGTCATCACCTCAGGCGGAGCAGACGGTCATCTATGGTGCGACCAGCACTATGAAAATCTTAGCGCAGCAACAGAACAGTGGTTCAAACATCACAAGAGGTAAATGCAATGTCGATTAGAACTGATTTGTGCGACGGGTTGAAGCAGCAGTGGTGGTTGGCATGGGTACTATTTATTATGACGTTTGTTGTTTTCTTGTACAAAGACGTGCACGGAGTGAAACTCGAGCGTGAGCAAGTGGAACTGACTCTCAAGTGGATTGAGTTCAAAAATCATTGCAGCATTCTTGGGCCATACTCGTCATGGGAAGGACGTACTGACGTCGAAAAGCAGTGGTGCGGTATTCGCGAACGGGAACTAGAACTTGACACAAATCAGTACTACGAAACAGGCAAATTGAAGGAGACGGAGAAGTGAGAATCTTGACGCTGCATGACAAAGTGCAAGAGAGTCTAGAGTTGATTCGCAACTATCATCGCAAGTGGGGTAACCATATGTTCATTGGCCACTCGGGAGGGAAGGATAGTTGCGTGGTGCACCATCTCGCGCGGCAAGTGCATTTGTTTGGTACAGTACATAATCCCAAAGACGAAGTAGTGCCTGAAACGCGAGACTTTCTCTATCGGCTATCGATGCGTTGCCCAATTAATTTTGTGCCAAAGCAGTTCATGCCAGACTTTCTCATCAAGAATAATCTGAAACTTCAGATCGATGGCAGTCGGCAGGCGGAGTGGAATAGAGAGTCGCGGAGTACAAATATCATTGCAGGCGGCAAGGAGATCAACAGAAAAGAAATGCAACCGTTTGTTACAGGCGGTGTGTTCGGATTGAACATTCTTTATCCGATCGTGTATTGGACCGATGCAGATGTGTGGCGCTACATCAAACTTCACAACATAAAGGTGTCAGATGAGTACCGTGAATCCCTTTCAGCTTGATCGGAAGTTGCGTTTTGTCATTCTTGCTCCTCACGTCGATGATGAGGTGATTGGTTGCTGGCGGCTGTTGAACTCGGGATTGGTTGTCGGTGTTGCATATTTCTATGAGGTGGACACTGTACGCGGCATGGAGGCAACACGTTGTGCAGATGATTTTGACTTTCAAATTATTGAAGCACACTACATTGACCAGGAAATGGAGCGTGTCAAAGCAAATGCGTTGTTGGTGCCTAACATTGCCGACTATCATCCGCATCACAAGGCGGTGAATCGTCTAGCAGACTCTTTGGAATACCGAAAGTACTATTACTCGGTTGACATGAACGTTGAGATGGATGTGCTTTCTGAAGAACATCAAGCCCAGAAGCAACGCCAGCTTCTTACTCTCTTTCCCAGTCAACGGAGGTTGATCGAATCAACAGACAAGTACCATTTGTTTGAGTCATTGCTGAGTACCGATTGGGTGGATATGCGTGTCAATTCATCTGATACAAGAAAACAGTCAATTGTGTCAGTTAAACCACTGTGAAGGAGTGACATGATGAAGATAGGAAAAGAAGTTGAGGGGAGGTTTCGGGGCATTCCTACCCTTTTTATGAATGCGTCGGAGTTCTTGAATCCGAAGAAAGCTGATAAGGCTGAACGCTATTTTCACATGTGTCGTCAGGTCTACATCAGTGACCTTAGAAATGTAATCAGGTTGAATCGCGACTTGCGACTTAAGAAATGGGCCAAAGACATGATCGTGACAGTTGAAGTGTCACACTTGCCGATTGTGCCACCAGATGACGTGAATATTATTTTGCAGCTTGCGGTTGACCCTGCGTTCAGGCATTTGCGTCTTGATGACCAGATTAAGATCGAGTCAGAGAAACTCAGAGTTTACACAGTGACAGTTCGACAGATGGTTGAAAGCTACCCGAGTGAGTATGAAGACGACAAGGTGATCGAATGATCTACTATGTGCCAATCGAACCACTCAAAGAACGATACACAGAGTCATGGTATCGCAACATTCAGGCATTCTTTGTTAAGAATGCAGACACGCGTGTGCAGCGAATCGAAGGCGCAGCACTAAGCAACACCATCAAGGTTGGGACGTTTCTTGATGTGAACAGCACCGTTCACTATAAGATGACGCAGTTGCAGTACATTGCCAGTTTGTTTTATGGAGGTTTTGTTAAAGACGGTGACTGGTTCTTCTTTGGTGACATTGAATTTTGGGGAATCGAGTCGGTGCGGCTGATGGCGCAGTTGAACAATGTTCGGATTCGGATATTTGGGTTCTTGCACGCAGCCAGCTACACCCACATGGATGCGTTTGCAGTTGCAGAGCCTTATCAGAAGTACACTGAGTGTGGATGGATTGCGGCATGTGATGAAGTGTTTGTGGGAAGCAAATACCACAAGCGGGCAGTTGTCTCACGCAGGCTGCAACGTTATGCGAAGAAAGACGCCAACTTGCTGGCTGATAAAATCCATGTTACCGGCAATCCCATGTTCAAGGAAGACTATGAAAATTGGTCAGCCACAGAAGTACCAAAGAAACGACAGATCATCCTGCCAAACCGTTTTGACACTGAAAAAGGTTTTGGGGAGTCACTGTACTTTGCACAGGTGCTGAAACATAAAGACCCGACCATCAACATTGTTGTGTGTTCACCTCACCAACAGATCAAAACAAACAGACAATTCAACGCTGATATGGTTGCGAAGTTAGCAAAAGATCGGGTGATTGATCTCAGGCTGGGTGTGTCGAAGGAAGAATACCATCGCCTTCTTGCGGAGAGCAAAGCAATGTGGTCGATGACGCAGGAAGAGAACTTTGGTTACTGCGTTGCTGAGGCGTGTCTTTACAACTGCACCCCGGTTATCCAGAACATGTTTAGCCATCCTGAACTTGTGCATGACCACTCCGCATGTTTGTGGGATAGCCATGATGCAATTATACCAATGACTCTTTCTGCGTTAGAGATGCAAGATACTTTTGCTGTTCGCGAATTTGCAACGAAGTATTTCAAGTCGATGGATCGAATTTGGGATGTGATGTGTAGATACGCTGAGGAGGACTGGTAAGAACAAGATGAAACAAAACATGCTGCTAACCGGAGGGAACTATGTACGTAGTCGTGGTCGGAAGTCGGGAATGGGCGGGGGATTGGGCGCATTTGCAGGTGACGCAGTTGCTCGAAGAACTGCGACAAAAGTATTCGGGCTTGGTGGTAATCTCATCAAGCTGTGACCAGGGGGTGGGCTATATCGTTAAGCAGTACTGTTTGAAGGATCGCGTTACATTTCAGTTGATCGAGTTTTATGCAAAGGTGTTCGCGAAGCTACCTAGGTCGAAACTGGCTCAGGTGTTTTATGCACGCAATCGAGCACTAGCGGCAATCGGTGAAGAGTTCCATATTTTCGTGGATGAGAGTCGGCGTGGAGCAATGGAGGATCTTGTGGATGTTGTAAAGGCAGAGAATCGCCCGCACACAGTTCACATGCCTAACCGTACTCTGAAAGCGAGCCCAACAACGTGAACTACCCAATGGTGTTGAACAACGACCGTGAGTTGATCGATGCATTTTCAAAGTACTGGTACAACAAAGGCCAGTTGCAGTTAAGAATAGGAGGTGACGATCCTCACGGCGTTGTCACACAATTGGATGCTCACTATCAAAAGAACTTGATTCAGAAGTGCCCACTCGATCTCTGGATCTATCAGGAGATTTTGTGGGAGTGCAAACCAGACCTCATCATTGAAGGTGGAACGGCATCAGGGGCGTCGGCAAAGTTTCTTGCTGACACTCTAGACCGCGTGGCAAGTGAAGAGCGAAACAACGATCAGTATTACAATCCCTCTGTTTCAACAATTGATATTGGCAATCGATTGGGAACTGTACCGAAACATCAACGCATTACCTACTATGTTGGCAGTACTCTTTGGGTAGGGATTCTGATGGACATGAAACGTGACATCGATAACATTGAATCATTTCTAGGACGAACGCCGCGGGTGATGGTGATCTTAGACGATGACCATTCAACAGGGCATGTGTACAAAGAGTTGAAAGAGTATTGGAAGTTTGTCACCAAAGGACAGTACTTGATTGTTGAAGATACCAACGTCGATCATCCACTTGGCTTTGGTGATGGACCAGGTAAGGCTGTTGCAGAGTTTTTGCGGAACAACGACTGCTTTGAAGTAGATCGAACACGTGAAAAATTCTTGATGACATGGAATCCGGGCGGTTACCTAAGGAGAGTGCGATGAGTTATGAGTTCAAAGGGCCAGGCAAAGTGTACTTCTATCCGTCGAAGGATGGGAAGTCGTTGTTGATTGAGGATGCAAGAGTAGATCAGTGGCCAACTCCAGCGAATGGTGATGAACTGATTGTTCGCTTCACTGACAAAACCAATGAGCAAGGGCCAGTCCCGTGCATTCTGCGATCAAAAGAAATACCGTACATGTACATTGAAGTTGATCGAAAGGCGTTAGAAGGAATCAAGGCAGTGAAATGAAAGCCATACACACAGTTCTGCGGATCATCATTGTTTGTGGGCTAGTGTGGCTGGCCTACACGCGGTACAAGGTATATCAGATTGACAAGCAAGCACAGCAAGAACACGACCAGGCCGTTATCGATGAAATCACTATCGAAGAACAGAGGGATGCGGTTACTAAAACTTTTCAAGACTTCAACGCAAACCAGCGGCGAGCATACCAAGAGTCTTTGAAGAAACATGACAGCACCCAACCAATCGGTCCGTGTCAGTGGGGACAGAAGCGGTCACTGAATGGCGATGTGATGCAAAGCTACTCGTGCTCGGATGATGGCGTGCATATAAAGCAGCATGGTTTTATAGTTCAGTACGAACGCTACCGGCCAGAGTTCTATGCTTACAACAATGTTAAAGGCGGCAAAGACTTCAGCAAAGAACAGGAGGCGCGATCATGGGTGGAACAGAAATAAAGGAAGGGCTGTTGCAGTTCCACGAAAGACCAAACCCCGGGCGGAAGACAAAAGTATGGACAGTGTATACCAAGATCAGTATAGATGCGCTGGGAGCAGTGATTTGGTTTACGCGTTGGCGGAAGTACACATACGAATCCAACCATGACATTGTTTACGATGAGAATTGTCTAAGGGAGATCGCCGACTTCATCGAGCAGCAAACGAAAGAGCACAAGAGAAAGAAATGAGCCAGTGGTCCGCTGCCGAAGTTTTTTTCACTGTCGTCTCCGCTTTTGTGTGGATTGGCGTGCTAGGCAAGGGCATCGAAATCATTTGGGGTACTGTGAGAGACAGAAAGAGGCAGAAAGATCAAGAGGTAGAACTAGTACCGCTGTCCACGATTCCAGCAACAAGTGGCGAAACTGTCATATTAGGGCCCACAGGAAAATTGCATGCACAGTATACGAAGGACAAACCAGTGGCAGACACAATAAAGATGAAGCCAGGCATGACCGGAGTCGGAGAACTAATCAAGACTCAACTAGAGCAAGGAACAGTAGTGGCCAACGTGATGTTAACCACAGCATCAGTGCCGAATTACTATCCGCCGCCACCGAACTATTATCACACAACCAATTCTCCTAACCAATTGATGCCAGCTGGGTTTATAGTAACCGGAGAACCGCTCCCGGTAAGTTATAACGAGAAAATGGACAAGAAAGAAAAGCAGAAGCCGCTCAACACCAACGTCGAACGAAAAGTTGAAGAGGATGTATGATAATCAGCCCGCCCAGATGGTGGCAACGGTTGTTCGCGCCGCCATGCGAGTTCCCAATTTCGTATCAAAGACAAGTTTTTCGTTGTGTGGCAGAGCGTGGCCACCCACTACCGCATCGATCAGTGAAAACCGACTGGGGCTACTCAAAAGACTGGTTAGAGCACGATGGTGACAAGATAGTGTCGCGGTGTATTCAGTATAAGAATGGGCAGGTAACAAAACTTGAATATCACGATTACACAGTAGGATCATTCGCAGAAAATATTGTAAAGGATCTTCTCATTCAAGCAACTGAACTGCAGAAAAGGTTGGACGCGGGAAACGAAATAGGAGATTTACTCAGCAAAGCAGTAAAAAAGAAAAGGAGAACGAAATGAAGACAACGTGCGAATGGCTGGTGATGGTTGACGGTGAATGTGTAGCAGAATTTACGGAAATCATAGCAATGAACGACGCAGACCAACAGAAACTTTCAGACTGGTTGGCAAAAGAAAAGTTCTCATTCTCAATGGTGAACTTGTCAAGCTTGAAAAAGAAAAGCAGCAAAGTCAGTCTTGAGCAATTTCTGATCGATCAGAAGAGGAGAAGAGGACCGGAAAGAACAAAGGATAGAGCAAAAGGGCAAAAGGCGGAAGCGGTCTTGACGTTATAGGTAAGCGTTGAGAATATCGAGTTGCCTACCAAGGTAGTTCGAAGTCATTGTGCAGTCGTTACATTTTGCGTTCGAGTAGAAAGAAAAGTTGAAGTGGTCTGGTTAGACTATAAACGCAAAGTGTAAAGAGGAGACTGAAGCAATGGCAAAAACACCCGAACCGAACGTTCCTCTCGGAACCAGTCCCAGCCCGAGTATCAATCGAGCAGCGCAAGACTCCGCCAAGAATTGGACGCAACACGGCAACAAGGATCCTAAGTCGGCATTGGCGGACAAACACACTGCGAACCCCGTACCCTGCGGTGGCAAGAAGTAGACTCGCAGCCCTTCTAAAAGAGTTCCCCGCTCGCCGAACCGCCAGGCTCGTGGCCAGTCAGTTGAATGGCCGAGGCGGGGGACTCGCAAGGGCTGCCAGCCTGACCGACCTACAGCGGCAGGCGCAATCTGAGAAGTCAGGAAATGCAACGCTGCGTCGATACGGGCCAGCGTTTTATTCACATATCCGTAAAGAAGCGTGCAAGCGACGCAAAGCCAATGCCAGCCAATCATAAAACAACGCTCAAAGGCGGAGTGAAACTGCCAAAGA